ATGACCACGCCGGTAATTGGGGCGATCATGAACTTCCTGATCTTCAAGGTGTTTTTCAGGAAAAAGGCAAACTGGCAGCTTATTGCAAGTACAAGGATCGTCGGTAATTCGATTTCAAAAAAAACAATTAGAGAAAAGGTTTCCGTTATGAAATAATCTTACAGTAAACCTTCCACCTACAAATAATACAAATAGTAGCCAAGGCCCCGGGTGTAAACCCGGGGCCTTTCCCATATTACTTCTTCCCCTGTACGATGAACCCACTAAATCCGGCCTTTTTCAGGCGGTTCAGCATCTTCTCGGCGTTGGCGCGGACGGCGAAGGCCCCCACCTGGACCCGGTACAGGGTATCGCCCTGGGCAGGCTCGGCGGGCTTGGGGGCCTCCTGCCTGGCCGCCGGGACATAGGCCGCGCCCAGATACTTGCACAGGCCCTTGGCGATGGCCTCACCGATGTCCGTGGTGTGCTCCACGATTCAGCGGGCGCCCTGGATGGAGTCGTGGAACTCGCACTCGCAGTACACCGACGGCGCATTAGGCACACAGCGCCCCCAGGGCGGCCGCCAGCGCGGCCTTGATCGTGTTTTTTTCATGTAAAATCTCCGTTCCTGCCGCCTTGGGCGGCGTGATTACTGATTATCAGAGCGCCTTGGCAGCCGGAACGTGGTTGCCGCTCACGACTCCTTCAGCGAAATCTGGCTGAACACATTTTTTGTACCAACGCCGCCGCTTTTCTGGGAGAAACAGATAGCGTACCCCTTCCCGGCCTCCGGGGTTATGGAAGCGGAGCAAAGCTCCGTGGTGCTGTAGCAGACTCTGGCATTGGACACGTAGGTCCATACGCCGCCGCTTACGTTATAGGTCATCAGGTTCACACCACTATTTGCACTGGCGCATTTTGCCGCGAAAGTATAGCTTTTTCCGGCTTCCAGCGCCAGCGGGACAACAATGCCATAGCCGGAGAGTTGAGACGCCGACGCGCTGCCCGCCTGGATCGTAAATTCCAGGGTATCCGTTCCAACAGCAAAATCCGTCATCGTCGCAGCGGTCGGACTCTGAGTAGTCCCGGTAAAAGACATCGGATAATAGTACTTATCTGTTCCAAAGGACCTTCCCACGGTTCCGTCGGAATACTCCTGCCACTGAACGCCTGTCCGACCGGTCATATCCCACAGGGGAGTCACCTGACCGCCGCCGCTGTCACCGCTATGCACACCCAGCATTGTCTCATAGATCATCTGGCCCAGCTTCGCGTAGCCGCCCTCCGTGGGGTGCACGCCGTCGTTGATATCCTGAGCCGGATCCAGCACACAGTTGTTGGGCGAGATAGCCACGGAGACGTTGCCGGAAAAGTGCTCCATCAGCGCCTTGGACATGCGGATCGTGTTCATGCGATACACGAAGTCAATCTGACTGGTGCCGTATTTCTCCGTAAAAACGGAGGGGTTCCCGTTGGGCGGCGTGAGCAGATCAACGATGACCTTGATGCTGCTGTCATAGTTCAGGATGGAGTTCACCATGGTATCCAGATACCCGATTGTCGCAGCCGCCGAGAAGGAATCCAGCCCGGCATAGAAGATGTCGTTGATGCCCAGTTGGAGAACCACCACGCCCACGCCGGTATAGGCCTGCGTGGTCATATAATGGCTGAAGTCGAACCCGTTGTTATAGAACGGGTTTGTATATGTGCCGTCTGCCGCCTTTGTGCAGTAGTCGGAGGCTTTCCAACCGGCCCGTCCCTCATGTCTGGCCGGAGCCGTGCCCCGGGTCCCGAGCAGCGTCAGTGCTCCTCCGGCGGCTGAGAAACAGCTCAGGAGCTTTTGACAGATGTAGTTGCCCTGGGTCACGGTGCTGTCGCCGATGACCAGCGCTGAAGCGGTAACGGCCTTGTTGGCTGCGGCGATGATCGTGCATGTGCCGCTCGCCAGCAGGCTGTAGCCGGAGTCGTACACCTTCCACTGCAGTGGATACGTCCCGGGTGCGTTGGCCGTTATAGACAGATGATCGCCATACCGCTTTGTAGTCAGCCCGTTTGCTGCGCTGCACCAGAACATGGCGTTCTGCTGGGATATCACATTAGCATAGTAGATATTGAATTCGCTGCCGGTCAGAACCCTGACCACTGCGGGAATGGCCACGGCGATGTCCTTGCCCAGCAGTCCGGCCACCCGGATCAGCTCATCCTGGATGGCGTTGAGGGTATCAGCGTCGATAACCGTCAGGTTATCCACAAAGTCCGTCTTGCTAAAGGCCATTGTATCACTCCTTTCAGTGCCCGAGTCGGGCACAAGTTGTCAGCCCATATTGCCCACCAACTCCACATAAATCCCAACCAGGGCGCTAAGATCGTGGTATACGGGATTCCCCGTGTCCCTTGTACACTTGTACAGCACGCCGCCCTGCATGTAATACTTGCCGTTTTGCAGCGCCATGTTGCCATTGTAGGGGATGGGGTCGTATTTGGTACCGTCGTGTTGCTCACAGACTTCTTCCCACAGGCTTTCCGTTCCGGTTTCGCCCGGCGCATAGAGCGCTTGGCTGGTATGCTCCTGCCGCAGCTTCCAGAGCTTTCTGTCGCGCACGACCTTATACCCCACGGGCTTGCCGTTGGCCGCTGTGTAGGCCATATCTGCTTCCCACTCCGGGTACAGCGTTTTTACCGTCAACGCTCTTGCATCATCCAGTGTCTGTGCACCAAATTCTATGATTGTGCGGTATTTCCGCGCCTGTTGCTCTGTCATACGATACCTCCTGTAATGATACTGAGGGCATCTTCGGTTGAGAGATCGCTAAGCTGTTCCGTTGGCGCGTCACAATCTGCCCAGTTTGCAGCGTCTGCTTTTTTTACGTCGATACAGGTCACAACAGCTGTGCCGTCCGTAATTCCGCGCCCATCATCGGCCACCAGACGCACATAGTCAGACACTCTGCGGCCATCCGCATTCTGCGGTGAGAGACTAACCCCACCGCCAGTGTACAACGTGACTGTGGTCATCCCTCGATCACCTCCCCAGTGGTGCTATTTTTATAGACTACGGTCGTGTTTGCTGGCCAATAGCCCGGCACTTTATCTTTGACCAGTGCGGGGATGTCTGCCAAAGTGGCAGCGTCCACATAGAGCGTAAGCGTAACCGGGCCGGGCACCCGGAAAGTGCCTGCGTCCATCCGTACTACCGGCGTGCCGATGCTGCCCAACTCCACTGTGCGCAGCGCTGTGCAACTACCTGTAAAACAGTTGGTATTACCCAACCACATACCGGTGCACTTCGGCAATTTAACGCTTACCAGTTTAGGGCATCCATCAAACACCCATTGATTGCCAAAATTACCGGGAGCGTCCCATTCAAAATCAACCAACTCGGCTGCTCCGCGAAACATGTTGTTGCGAAACCCGGACGCTGGGGCAGTGATGGCAGTCCATACTTCGTGCGGCGTGTATGCCATGCCCTCGGTCGTGCGGTAGATCGGCGCACCGCCCCCACCATACCCATCCACCAGCGACTGCATCGCGCTGGTGAGGTCGGCATCCGTCTTTCCGGTCTTGGTGTTTGCTACGGTGATCAGACTACTGATCTTGCTCTCAATACTCATGTCGTTACCACCCCCGTGCCCACAAGTGTATCGATGTTACCAATGGCAGCTGTGATTGCAGCGGTCACATATGCTTCATTTACGCCGCTCGGCATGTCCACCGGACTCCACGCGGTGGGCACGCCGGATGCGTCCACCGCAGCAACCTTGGCAATCTGGCCGACCGTCGCGCCGGTGATGTCCATGCCAGCGCCATCTTTGCCGGGTGCACCAGCAGGGCCTCGCGGGCCGTCAAACTCGCCGGAAGCTTTGGCCTGCGCAAGCGCTGCGTCCGTTGCGGCTTGCAGATCGGACTGTGCAATAGCTCCAACCTCTGCGGCGGAGTATGTTGGCTTAGTCTCAGCCTTTGCCCACGCCGGGACGGTCGGATTGGTTTCCTCAATTGGGTGCGCGGCCAGATAATCAGCAACCGCCTTGGCGATGTCATCCGGGTCTACACTGCCCATCCCCTTGATAAGCTCCATCAGCTGGTCGTACACGTCTGGCGCGGGGTTGGCGGGAGCACCGCTGGCAGACCGCACGGACGACAGCGCCCGCAGGAACGCCATGCGGCTGGTGTGGATGTCCCCGGCGTAGAGTCCGATCTGCACACATCCGGGCACAGGCACCGGAGGCAGAGCCACGCTGTCACCGGTAAACACGGTGTCGGCGTAGGTGCTGTCCATGTAGATCACGCGCATGGTCTTGGTGTCGTATGCGCTCCACTCCTCGTCCAGGTCCCAGTGTACGATATAATCGCTGTTGTCGCACACAACGGTCGTCCCGGCGGTGCATACCGGGCGCTTATCGGTGACGGTAATGCTGATATCAGGCATGTAATACACTCCTTATGCCGTCCTGCGCCATGTGTACACGGCCAGGTACGGCGGCATGTTGTTGTGGGCCTGGCCGTTGCAGTTGGACGTAGCCTTGCCCGTGTAAGCGTTGGCGGTGCCGCCGGGAGACACGATCTTGATGGCCCCGGTGCCGGTGGTGTCGCTCTGGCCCGTGTAATCGTAGCCGTGTGTGTGGTTTGCCATCTCCGCCGCCGTCAGGACGTGCTTTTCCTCGCCGCCGGTAGAGCCAGCCGCGTGGGAGTCGCCCGCTGCCAGCAGAAACCGGTCCTTTACCTGCTCCCAGGTGCCGCCAAACAGGTCCGCTGGGGATGTGGGGTCCGTGGACTGGTAGATGCTGCCGACGGGGTGGAGGTAATCCAGGAGGGCTTTCCCCAAATACAGGATGGGCCACTTGAACTCTACCACCTTTTCGTGTTCCGCCACGCCGCCGAAACAAACCCCGGGCAGGGTAAAACTCATGTTCAGCGGAACCGAAACGGTGGGGATAGTGATTTCCCGCGTTACCGTGGTGCCCAGGGAGTCCGTAGCTTTGACCTGTACAACACTGGTCGTGTCTGTGCCAAAGGCAACCAGATACACAGTCTTTGCACCGCTGGTCTGGTCGGTAAGCGTGGACGCGCCGGTGATCTCCACAGATGCCTTGTTCCCGGTCAGCTGGAGGGACAGGGTGAACGTCAGTTTGATGTCCGCGCCCATGGAATTTTCCGTCCACACGCTGTTCGCGTAAGAGCCGCGCACAAAGGTCAAATCCTGGACCACTGGGCCGCTGTATGCGTTCACAGTGATGTTCTGGGTAACAGATGCCGTGCGCCCTCTGCTGTCCGTTACGGTGGCTACAACGGCCATTGTGCCGCTTCCTGTAAGTACGTTGTCCCCGTCCGGGCTGGCGGCTTTTCCGCCGATTGTCAGGGACTTGGCCTTGATGGTGCTGCCATAAGACCCAGCAGCGGAAAACGTGGCTTTCAGAGTGCTCTTGCCCTGCACCCAGCCGTATGTGGGCTGATACCCGGAGGTGTCTGACAGACTCACGGACAGGGTGGGTCTTACCGATGCAGGGATGGATGCCGTCAGTGTGGTCGTATTGGTGCCCACCACGGTGTCCCCGTTGTAGGTGGTGATCTCCGCCGCGATGTTTACGGAGATTCCGGACGTATTCTGCGCGGCCCAATCCAGGGGCGGCGTGTACGATATGGATGTAGCGCTGGATTTCGTCACCACAGTTACCTGTGCCGCAGAGCCACATTTGAGCTTGATGGTGTGCGTGAAGGTGCTCACGGCCCTGGTCACTGCAAGCGTACCGGCAGAACCCAGCACAAGTCCGGTCGCTGAAACGGAAGATGCCCGGGGGATATCCGGGAGATTGACCGTGCCGGAAACCGTCAGGCTCGACGGCGTGTAGGATGACGTAAACCCGCTGTGCCAGTCCGCAGAAAGCACCACAGACCCCTTGCCCATATTGTTATGGGCCACGGTGATGGACTTGCTGCCCAGCTTGTACCAGCCCCTGGAATTGTACCGGTACGGGTTATAAACCTTGGTGCCTTGCAGAGTGTAATAGCAACTATTGGCATCCAGGTTGTAGCTCTCGCCGGTGCCGTCATAGATGTACAGCGTAAGAGACAGTGTGGACTTGTTGTCCGCGATGCTCTGGGATACGCTGTAATCCAGCCGCAATTGCCAGCCGGTGGCCGATACCGGCCCATAAATGCTTGCCATCAATTCACCCCCACGAAGGACACGGAACCGTTAGGCTGCACGACAATGCCCATGGGTCCCAACCGGAACTTGCTCAGTTCCACCAGCTCAAAACTATTATTATTCCAATATGCTAAAAGGGTCCCGGAAGTATCGTAAAATCCGATTTTGTCGTTGTACTCCTTCAGCACGATTTCCGATGTAGAGGATCCAATACGCAGCACCGGATGGCCGTCATCATCGATACTGGCGTCGATGAAGTCAGAAAGCGTCTGGCCGTTGACGGTGACTCTTTCTGCGGACATTTGCCCGGCGGTGATGACATTTGCGTTGATCTCGCCATCCATGGTCAAGGCAACACCGGAAATGGTATTTCCGCCGTCCTTGGAGAATCCCAGCCCGCCTGTGGACATAATCCACATCCGGGTATTGGGCGTAATGGTGGGCGTATCTCGCAGGGTCCACCCAACGGGGAAACCCTGATCGTCCAGAGTCAGCTCGTAATACCCGCCCTTTGCCCCGATGATCTTTTGTGTGGCGTTCTGCATGGCCTTAGTAAGGCCCTCATAAGCCCGCTTAATGCGCTGCTCTGTGGGACTTTCCATGGCATAATCCGCGTCCTGTGGGGCGTAACTGTGCATGGTGCAGGACAGACCGCCGTACAGGTGGATTTCCTGTTCCATAACGCACACGTCCAGCCATTCGCCGGTATCACCCTCCACCTGGATAACATCGCCCACCTCAACAGACGGGTCACAACGCCATTTTACATCGCAAGGCTGGAAGGATATCTCTAACTCCGGCTGAATCAGGTCTGCAACGGCCTGGTTCATGTATGGGTTTGTAGATGTGATGCCCAATCCGGTGCCGGATGTAATGGGTTCATCTTCCGTCCCGGTGGTGAGACTGGATACCGTGTACAGACCGTCTGCCGTGCGGGTCAGGCCGGACATGTACTGTTGGTCCCGGCCAACCTGGAAAGTAGTCTTTGCGTACCACTTGAACACCAGATTGCCGTCCCGGTCGAAGTGCGCGGACTGTCCGCACAATCCAGCCAGCCACCCCAACTGCTGCCGGACGGTCCCCTCAAACACTGACTCGATTGTCATGTCCGGGAAAGTCACCGTTGGGGGAGTCAGGCCGCTTTGCGCACACAAGTCCGTCAGCATAGCGTCTGGCGTGGCGGGGAACTCAATTTGCGGGGTGTACTGTTCCGTCAAGGATGCCATCTGGTCATAGCCGGTGATTTCCCAACCGTACGCCAAATTATCCACGCCGTCTGCGGGAATGTAGTATCGCCCCAGGGGGACATATTCCACCACGGACGCTGCGGTGCTTACGCCGGCGATTGCCTTACCGGCCACAGCTTGACCGGCGATGGCTGTCGTGCCTGTATCACCACCAGGAACGTAGATGCCAATATACGGTACAAAGTACCCACCGGACAATTGCAACGGCTCATCCGGCTTGTAAATGCGGATTTTGCACCGCCCGGAACAGGCAGAGCCGACGGAAATGCCGTCTGAAGAATCAAACGCTGGTGTGGCGGTGATCTCCTGAACGTAGTTCCCGTCAAGCTCTGTCTGCCCGTTGAAAATCACCTTGGCCTTGATCTCGCGGCCATAATCCGCAAAAGCGGAGTGAAACGCGGTGGAGACATTGTACACGGCGTCACCTCTCCACGAAGTTCATGGACAGCCCGCCCCACAGCCATTTCCCATCGGTTTCGGGCCGCATGATCGGCGATGACCGGTCGCCTACGTAGCACATCATAGTGCGGTCGGTGCCGGTCATCGCGTCGGGGTATGTAAGGCTGAAAAACACATCGTCCACGGCTTGCAAAAGCTTGGCCATTTCAGCAGAGACGAGTGGCCGCCAGGAGCATTCCAGCTTGCGCTTCACGGCCACGCGGTCGCGGAACATATCGCCGTTCTGGTTTCTGCCGGTCCCATCTGCGTCTAGGTCGGAAATGTTCCATTTCAGTTCATCCGGGGCCGGGAGAGATACCACCGCCCCGGATTTCTTTGTTACCTTAAGTACTTCCATGCGTCACCTCACGTCAGCAGCGGGCTTTTGCCGTTCATGCGCACCTGGGAGTTGTTTTCCCGCACCATCTGCCGGAACATCTCCTTGCCGTCCATTTGGACAATGATGGTAATGGGCCGGTCGCTGCCTTGCCCTAGCACCTCCGCAACGGCCTGTTTGATGGTGTCCAGGGGGGCCTCAATGTTGGTTCCGTGCTTCTGGTCGCCCAGTACGGCCATAAACTCGCGGTTAGGCGGGATGACCGCACCCTGGGCCAGTTTGGGGATTTGAAGTTCGTTGATTTTCGGGATGTTGACGCCAATATGCTTGCCACCAAGCCCCGGCACCCAGCCTGGGACTGTGAAGCTGATTTTATTCGCCTTGTCGATCAGCCAGTTCAATGCACGGATAATTGCATTGATGGCTGATGCCCACGTCCCCTTGATGGCTGTTGATATGCCGTCAAAGATATCTTTGATACCCTCCCACGCTTTGTCCCAGTCGCTCGTAAACGCACCGGAGAGGAATTTAACGATTCCCGTGAATATCTTCTTAATGGCTGCCATGGCGTTGCCGATAAAATCCTTGATGAAAGTGAATGCTCCCGTGACCGAGCTTTTGATGAACTCGATGATCCCATGGAGCTTCCCGCCAGTCTTCTCATCCAGCCAATCCAAGAACGACAGGAACATGTTTTTGAGCGCATCCACAATGGAAAACAGAACGTTTTGCAAGCCCTTGAAGATTTTTTCGATGCCGCCGATGGCACGGTCAATATCCCCGGTGAAAATACCCGCGAAGAAGGCCACAAACCCATCCAGCATGGTTTTGATTCCGTCGACGAACTGCTCTGTATCGCCGTAGGCGTTCACCACAGCCACAAGCAGGGAGGCGATTGCGGCAATCAGGAGCGGAATCCAGGACCCTGTGAGCACAGCAATTCCCAAGCCACCAATCATCAGACCGGCGACGCTCATCAGCGTGTTTTCCAGGTTCATGCCGTCCTCCATCATGTCGTGCAATGCAGCGACCAGCAGGGCCGCCCCGGATACTACCAGTCCAATGCCAGCGCCCACCTTGCCAAACGCAAGAGCGAGGCCTCCGGCAAGTGCCGCTGCGCCCGCAAGAAATCCGAGTAAGTTTTTCCAGTTAACGCCGTCGTTCCATGCGTCAGACAGGCTTTCCCACAAAATGATTAAACCGCCAACAGCAATGAGAATGCCGCCGAGTTTTGTTAAAATCTTTCCCAACGTTCCGGGGAGAGAGCTGCCAAGTTTCCACAGGGCCAACCCTGCGGTAATTAGCATGACCGCATCAGCAATTTTCTTGAGCTTGTCGTTGATCTCGTCCATGTAGCTAAAGTCAGGCGTGATCGCGTCAGCGGATGCACCGCCGCCCGCGTTATCCGCGGTATCGGTGGAAATCTGGTTGATCTCATCAAACGCCGCAAGCTGTCCAGCAGTTTTTTTTGCTGCATTTCCGGTTCCCTTTAAAGCATTTGTTTGCTTATTAAGAGCCTTTGCGGAATCTGCTGTTGCTTTGACGCTCTTGCCAGAAATAAGCGCCACAAGGCGCGTGATCTGCAAGACTACTGCCGTAATTACTTTTACAAGCAGTGTAAAGGCGGGGACAATTACGCTTACAAGAGGCTGTGCCAGTGTCAAAAGCGCTCCTTTAAGCTGCGCAATGGATTCTCTTGCATCGGAGTTTACCATTACGACATTTTTTGCCCAGTCGCGCACTTTTGTTAATGCTTGGGTAATAACCGTAAAAACAAGGGCACTGCGGACAACAGATTTTACTCGCTGTCCAAAAACTTTCATGGAATCTGCCGCCGCTTCGGTTGCGTTGCGCAGTCCAGCACCTTTGGATCGTCCATCGATTTGTCGTGATAATTCAACCGCCTGCGTTTTCGCGTCGGAAATCTTATCGCCGGTTTTGTTGAGCTTTTCGTTGAGCTTGTCAATGCTATTTGCAGTTTTGTTGAATTCGCTTTGCAGCATTCGCACGCGCTCGGCCTGCTCGGACACGTCGATTTTTTCATACGTGCCTTTTGGCGCTGTGCGCATATCGGCAAGCACCTGTTTTGCCGCATCCAGCTCTGCGCCGATGTTGCGCAGCCGGTCTTCCATCGGCGTTTTTTGGGCGCCGAGCCGGTTAAATTCCTTTTGCAGGGATTCGATGTTGCTTTTTACTTTGTTCAGCTCCTGATGGAGTTTTTTATCGCTAATAGTCGCTTCGAATACGATTTCACCGTCAGCCAAAAAATCACCTCCGTATTATGGGCTTTTGTTGGCGTTTTTGCCTAACCACACATTGATGGTATTGGTCTCTTCCTCGGCCAGCGTCCGCTTTAAGTCAATAATGCGCCGATTTTCGCGGTAAAACTCACGGTCGGCTTTGTCAAGTGTTTTCCCTTTGGCCTTTAGACTTCGGATGCGGACGATATTCGCAAACAGACAATCTCCCAGCTCGTAGTACGCCGAAACGAAAGACCACCAGTGGAAATAGGACATTGCCCGCACTTCCCGCCCAACAACACGATTGATGGGGGAAACGATGTATTGAAAATCCTGCTCCCAGTCCATCAATTTAGGTCGCTTGCGATTATCGCCCTCGTCACCGCAGTCGAGAAACCATGTCATCTGCTTCATGGCTTCTGGAATGTGCTCATCTGGCATTTTTAAGAAGTCCGGATAAAAGATATCCAGAGCCGCAAGCGCTTTCTGCTCGTTGGTCAGATCGGCCGCAGCAAATACCGCCAGCACGTCCAGTGCCGCGCGATAGTCCGAGCGAATTTCATAGTCAACGCCGCAGACGTTCAGCGACGTTGGAAGATCGTAAATCATTTACGGTATTTCTGTGTATACTTGCGGATTTTCTCATCGGCAAGCGCCTGTTCGCGCTTTACTGCCTCGTCAAACTGTTCGATAATGGCGGTCATAAAGTTCTGCCAAACCGGCGCACCGTTGGCCGCGGAATAGGCGTTGACGCTGCCAAAAAGCGTATCGGCAATGTCCTGCCCGAACAGGTCATTGATGATGCTGCGCATTTCCTTGTCAAGAGAATCAACCATGTCGAAAAGCTCATCATTGGGGATATCCTTTTCAAGCGTCTTTGCGCGGGTCTCCTGCTTCTTGCGCAGATCATCAAACGTTTTGTATGCTTTCTTTGCGAAGTTGACATCCGCAGGGTTAAAGTACACCGTTACAACGCCGTTTACGCCGCGAATGGTATATTCCTTTACACCGGAATCAAAAGTGAGTTCCATATATTCCTCCAAAATGAGGGCTGACAGACGCCAGCCCTCTATTTGTTATTCGCCCTCGGTAAAAGTGACCGTATTGCCAGAGACAGCGGCGGTGCCGACCGTGCGCGTGCCGCCAAGCGTCACGTCGATAGGCATACCGACAAAGCCGCCGCCCTCGCCGCCGAGGGAAGAAGGCTTAACCATGCAGGACGAATAACGCTCCGCAAATACCGCAGTCTTTGCCGTGCCTGCATAAGCATGGACAATCAGCACGTCCTGATTCGCCAGCGCCGCCGCGTTCTGCTCCTTGACCGCAAGGTTCCAAACCTTGACGATGGCAGGGTCGCCAGCGTCCAGATTAGACGGGTCAAAGGTCTGCGTGATAATGGGTTTCTTCATGGTCGTGCGCGTCGTTCCAAGAATATCTTTCGAGGAATCCTCCTGCCAATCATATTCCATGCTGGAATCCGTGACGCGCGTACCGAGGGGAGACCACGTAGGGGTTCCAGTTTCGCCCGTGTTGAGATACGCAATCAGAAGTTCGCGGTCTACGGTCTGCCCCGCCGTGGTGTTAAAGGTCATATCAGCCATTTTTAATCACCTCGTAGTTCATTTTCATAAGGATTTGATGATCCTCGTCACCGTTTTCATACACGGCAAAAAGAGAGGATCGCGTTGTAGGCTCAATACGGATGACGCGGCGACCGTCGCCAATGTCAGGCGGCGTTTCGCTTGTTGCCCAATCGCCCAAGGCGTTAAGCAGCTCGTCAGCTTTGAGCCGTTTGTCGTTGCTATTCCCCGGTTTCATGCGGTAAATAACCTTGAATTGGTATTCCGCCTGATATCCGCCGAGGATGTATTTCCTGACGATATACGCCGCCTGAATCGTGGACAGCGCCATCGCCGGAGTATCGGCGGGAAGAAATTCGAACCGGATTAAATCAACCGGCTTGTCAGGGAACGTGTTTAACCACGCAAGCAACTTTCGGGAGACTTGATCCTCTTTCGCTGCCGATACCGTTTTTTTAACCTGCTCCGTCTTTTTAACCTGTTCCGTACTTCTTCACCGCCTTTTCTGCTACACGCAACCACTTATCGAGGTTCTGCGCTTTTGATGCTTCACACCAATGGGCTTGTGCCTGTGGATGCGCCGTGTGGTTGAACACTAAATTGCGGTCAGTCACGACCTTTGTACCGCCTTTTGGCGCGTATGTGCTGCCGGTATTCGGGTCAACCATGACTTTCCCGTAATACAAGAATCTCGCGTAAGGGCCGGGGTAGATGATGTCGTTGCCAACTACCCTTGTGCGCTGCGTTAACGAGCCTGTGAGCATCGGCACAAAAGGCTGAGTATCTTTCTCCATCTGCTCGGCTAAAACGTGTTCAGCGCGCGCACAAGCCTTTGCAACGGCAGTTCTTACAGCGTCCATTCCATCGGTATGCACGGAAAACTTGATGCCCATTACGCACCTCCAACTTCCCAGTGTTGCATATCGGGGCTACCGTAGTCCATCGCATCAACCTTGGTCACGTTGTAGCAATCGTCATGGCTCAGTACGACGGTCATGTTGTCCGAAACGAATTCGCCCTTTACAAAGCACGTCATGCCGCCGTTGCCATTGTATGAGAGCGTCCACAGTCCAGACTTATCCGCCGCTTTGAAAAACGATTGCGGCCCGATGTAAGTTTTCGGCTTCCCTGTTACCCCGTCCACCGCTTCCACGGCGAACGGGATATACAGATTCACAGCGTCGGCACTTTCAAGGCCGCTTTCGCGCACATTCACGCCCTTTGACGCTTGCAGCATCACACCGCGCAAGATTGTGGCATAAACCTTCTCGACCTCATCAAGCGTTGTCGGGTCGATCTCCTGCACGATGTTGTAAATCGTTACAATGTGGGGAGCGTACATCTACAACCACCTCCGCGATACAGCAGCCCGGTAGGGGCAAGATATTCCATGCACGTTTCCGCAAGCAGTTTCCTTACCCCGTCCGTCGTATTGAGTGCAGACAGGGCGGATTCCCCGCCCGTTGCAAGTGTTCTGGAATAGCTGCCTACTGTTTCGCTTTTGACTTCCGCGTCATTTTCCGCAGCGTTTGCAAGGTTTTTCACGGCAAGCGTCTGCGCCGCTTCGATGACCGCATACTTGTCAACCAGCGCACAGCAGCACATCTTTACCGCGTCCAGATCGGCGTGGCCTTTAGCTTTGTTGCGCGTGTAGTAATCGAGGAAAGAGCTGGCGCGGACAACAAGACGCGGGAAGTCATTTTCGCTCACAGCGCCCATATAAGTGCCGAAGTAGTATTCAAAGTCTGCGTAAGTCATACGGGTCAGCTCCCTTCCAATACTGCGATTATGTCAGCCTTGCGCATTGAACTGCTGACCCCGTCCACCCCGTTTCCCCTGGCATAATCAAGCAGTTGGGCTTTTGTCATGTTGGAGAAAGAAGAAGTTTCAGGGTCAGGCTCACTCAGCAGTTCGCTTAGCCCCCCACTGCCGGAGTGATGGAGCCGACAACCACGCCGTCAATGCGCTCGGCGAACAACACCATGCCGTTGATAACGGTATCGGATGCGGTCATGTTGGTGTAATCGGGTTCCTCATGGATACCGATATAACCGGTGGCGTCGGTGGTGAAGTTGAACACCTCGCCCAGATCTGCGCCGTTCACAGGGATGTAGTACAGGACGATGTTGTCCTTGGCGGTGGCGTAAATCTTTCCCTTGGGGACGCTGGAGTTCAGAATCACGGTGCCCAGGCCGAGAAAGTTCTCGACATAGGTCATGCCGAAAGCGGTCTGCAGGGTGATGTTGGCAGTTGCGAGATAGTCCGCAACATCCAGCGGGTTCATGAAATACACTGCGCCGATCTCGTCATCCTCGAACAGCACCTGCAGCTGGCCCCATGCCTGAGCCAAGGTCGCCTGGAAGGTAGCACCGCTGGCCGTGCCAGTACCGGTTGCGAGGAAGCCAAAGAAATCCTTGCGGATACCTTTCTGCACGTCCTTCAGCATTTCATCGGTGGTCATTTCGACGGCCTGATCGTAGCCGCGATCAGTGATTGCCTCGGCAGAAGTGGCCTTACGCCACTTCTTCAAGGTGATCTCCTTGTAGTTCACAGCCTCGGTCTTGTACTTGCTCAGAGGGATGGTCTCGCCCTCGGCCACAGCGCCGTCTTCCAGAGTTCCGGTAGCCTTGTAGCTCTTGAGCACAGTACCGGCCTGCTTGGCGATCTTGCGGGTAACGCCCAGAGCCTCCATCAACTTCTTGATGGAATAGCCGAACATTTCGGTAAACTCGATCTCGCGAACACGGGCAAGATCTTCCTTCTTAATCAGCTTAGGATCAACAGCCATTTTTATTCTTCCTTTCTAAACAAATCCATATTTGCGGCGATTGCAGCGCGCCGCTCCGTTCTGTCGGTGATTTTCATAATCTCGTCCTTGGTCATAGGCTTGCCGCCCTCGTTGAGCCGTGCGCCCATGTCCAGCCGGACAGCAGGCTTAGAAACAAGGCTCTTATAAGTGCCGTCTACGAGAGCGTCAAGGCTCTTGGTGTCCTTGATCTTCTCGCCGTCCAGCTCCAAGGCAGACATTTCCTCGCCGCATCCGCGCATGGCAAGGTCGAGATTTGCGCCGGTGATGTTTTTGCTCTCAAAGTAAGCCCGGACGGCCCTTTCCTTTGCCGCCTTGCTCTCCTTTGCCGTGATGTCGGTCTTAAAGGCTTCAAAGGCCGAGTGTTCCTTCTCGTACTTCTCCTTATAACCGCCGTCACCTGCCGCCTTGAGGTCGTCCAACTGCTTCTGAACGCCGGGCAGCTTCTCCGCATCGGCCTTGTAGCGGGTCACATCCGCCTTTAGGCCGTCCACAGTGTCGGTATGCGCTTCGATGATGGTATCTACCTGCTCATCGGTGAGACCCATACCCTTCAAAAGTTTTCGTGTAAGTGCCATGACACTATCTCCTTTTCTTTGGCCGCGTTTCTTCGCAGACGATAGTTTTTATAAAAACCGCTGTGCTTTGCGGGTTTTACTTAAAACAAAAGAGCTAACCACCGAGAATTCCTCAGCAGTTGGCTCCTATTGCCCTTTCCCGCGCCCAATTACGCGGGAGTTGAATATTTGATTGTTTTCTTGACCTCTAACACAATGTATCCGTCACCCTTGCGCCGGATCTCCGCGTCATTTCCGCGCCGGATAATAGCCTCGATGGCCTGCATCAGTTTATCATCCATTAGCCTACCCCGATTTCTTTCAAATATGCTTCATACTCATAGGGGACGCCAATGTCATAATTCTTGTAGTAATGCAGGAACTCATACGGGAAGGTGAATTTACCGTCCCAAAACATACCTGCGTGAAGTTCTTCTCCAGTAAACATATCAAAACTGGGCAGCGATGTCAACCCGGCATCGAGGGAGGAAATGTGGCTTAAAATCGCTTCTTTTGGGATACTATTTTTGTATTTCTTATAGTCTTCAAAATTCTCAATAGAATTCTTGTATGGCAATCCTTTAAAAAAACCGAAATCCATGTCACTTTCTCCTTCCTCTTTGATTTGGGGTAAACGGCAAAATATTTCCTTCCCCATGTGTTCCTACTTTCAGTACGCCAGCACCGGAAATAAAAAGCACATCGTCTGGGGCTTTCACTTCAACGCCAAGTGCATTTGCCAGCTCTTCTGCAAAGCAATAATCGTTTTCCATGCGTGCGCCTGTGCTGCAAGATAGCAAACGAACTTTCTGGCCATTCCACCCTTTACTATGCCGAATGACTGCGGCAAGTAAGCGCGGTGACATATTGAGTTCTTTTGTGCCAAATCCGACTGCCGTCTGGCTTCCGTGCATAGCGACGTCAAAATATGTTTTAAGAGGTTTTACCCTTTTAACATTTTCATTCAGCGGGTCACCGTCCGGGAAGCAAGCAAAGCCATTTTCCAGCTTCATTGTACGTCTTTTCACAATAGAATTCAAGTTATCTCTTGCGTCTGCGCCGAAAAACTCAAGAGTGTCTCTATCGTCTTTAGCGTTAGACACTTCCACTTTTGCCCGATGCGTTTTCATGGCATTTGCCGTTTTTAACATTGCGTCATCCGTAAAATAGATGCGCATCCGCTCCGGTTGCTCCGGCAGGCCAGCTTTCACGCTGAACGCCTTGTATTTAGCGTTTAACCGCCGTAGCCGTATGTTTACCGCAGTCTCATCTTCATGCAATCCTGCGGCCTTGTAGGCGGCTTTTTCACGCTTTAGCTTTCTAACCGTTCGCTCAATACGGCGCTGCATCTGGGTTGCCTCGTATGCCGTGTAATCCTTGCCATCAAACGTGCATCCGTGGTCATCATCGATGTGCTCCAACTGTTCATTCGTGTAAGTGCGCTCGGACACGCCCTCAACCCACGGGAACCGCCTGTGGCGGCAGTTGACCCCTTCCAGGCCGTCAACAGCGCCCAGGCCGCAAACATCATAAATGCTCGGGTAAATGTCCCCTACACGGACGCTGTAAACACGTCCTTGCCAATCCTTATGCGATGACCACGGTGACGGTCCCGGCTTATCTCGCGCGCCAACATGGGCCGATACTTCAAAATAGGGCGTATCCAGATATTCTGAGGATTGCTCCGTATACTTGGCGCAGATTTGAGATACGCCGGTCATTACGGCTCTTCGCACGGCAACATCGACATGATCCCGATGGCCGCTTTCGTAGTCAACCACTTTCAGACCGCTGTCCGCAAGTTCCTTTACCGCCGTTTTAATTGCCTGATTGTAGTTAATTGCACCGCTCTGCACCTGCAACGCTGCGCTGTCAAGTGCCCATTGGTACGCTTTGGCAGGTGGGAGCATTGTGCGCCCAGCGTCCACCAAAAAGCCCATTGATTGTGTTATATTGCGCAAGTCCCGCTTTGTCTGCTGGTATATGGCCCAGGTGTCCTCGATGCTTACCAGCGTTTCCGGCTGAGTGATATGCGCAAGGTCAATGACATTGGTGTAATACTGCTGATTGCGTTCCACAACATCATCAAGCAGTTTGTTTAATTTCTGCTCACTTATGCCGGTTGCTTTTTGTATGGCCTTTTTAATCTTTTTAAGGTCAATGCCGTGCGCCCGCAGCGCCTTGATGTCCTGCACCGTTACCTCGTTCAGTTCATCCGCAACTTTCAACCGGGAGCAGATTTCATCCAGCAACACAAGCTCAAGCGCCCGGAACAGTTCTGCCAGCTCCTCTGGGAGCGCATCAAGTAGTTCCGGGGTAAATGGATACCGGCTCATTTTTCACAACCCAAAAAGTCCCAGTGTTTTCTCCAAATCCCATTACTCGACCTCCGTTTCTTCCTCGGTTACCATGTCATGTGCCTTCGGCAGCGCCGCCTTTGCGGTCGCCTCGTCCTCGTTCATCCAGCGCATACGGAACTCCCAATCGTTCATGATGCCAGCGTTAAGAAGCTGCACGTCACGGTTAAAGTCCTGGCCCTTGTCCTCAATGATGGAATCGTCAAAGTCAATGGAAATCTGGACGTCCTCATTGAGGGATGCGCCCATGTACCGATTTCCCATGCGGAGCAAGCTCCGGCACAACTCTGTGATTGCCCGTTCAAGCACAATTTCATGTTTTTTGACCGTGCGGAACAGGGTGCTGTTCTCGCTGATGACCTGCGTGGCAGTTGCGATGCTGCCCTGGTTGAATTTGTAATGGTTCTCACCAAAACCGCACTTGCTGGACAGGATGTTCAACATATCTTGCATGCCGGTGTTAAACTCCGCCGTCCGTAGCGACATATCGACCTGCTGCAAGATGTTGCCGTTGCCGCCTCTGTCCTCCGGAAGTACATAATAAACGGTCTCACGCTTATCAAACACTGGCCGACCATCAATGCTCTGGGTTGCCTCCGGCTGCACCACAATGCGCTTCTTGCCCAACACAAATTCGTTCACATAGCTATCATAGGTGATGTCAACGCTCTTAAGCTGGTCGATGGCGTGGGCAAACGCAGCCACGCCAAGCGGGTTGTTTTCGTCAGAGTTTGCAATGTTCAGCCGGTCAATCACAAACTGCGGCTTGTCGCTGCCGGTATGAATCACCGGAGGAATTGTCTCAAACCCTTTCACGCTGGCCAGCGGTACTTCCTCCGCATCATACAGATGGTTCTCAATGTCATACTCGCCGTTGCGCAGCCGGTGCACCTGGATGTAAGTATATTCTGTTTCATCGACCTTCCGAGTGGATGCGAACGCACACTCGCGGATAACGCCGTTATCCCACGTCAGCGGGTAGATGTTCCAGGCGCTGACGTAGTTGATGCGAATGCGGCCAGAGTCAATGATTTCTGCTGTATCTGGGTTAATTCCCATGCCTTCCATCACCGGCACATACGCGACGGTTCCTACTGCCGCTTTGCGCTCCTGCGATTCGTTAGCCTTGACCTCCCAGTTGTTATCGGCAAAAACAGTATCGATAAATTCCTGTTCCTGTTTGCCTTCAAGCGTGATGTTGACTCGCTCGTTCATTAAGAGGTTGGCCCAGTCCTCGCAGACTTTCTTTCCCATTCCCACCGAATACCGGTGGCACTCCAGCTCTTCAATTCCATTCCACACCGTATAGCTGTGGAAATCTTCAACGTTTCCCTTATACCATGCGGCCCACAGGTCGATCAGAGAATAGAATTTATTGTCGACCGTGTCAAACCCAAGATCCTTTAATGCTCTCCGAATATTCACTATTTCACCGTCCCATCATGTGCCCGGCACGTTCCAGGTCTTTGTAATAAGGCTCAATGCTGTACTCAAAAGCATCCAAACTGTCGATGTCGGACGTGCCGTCATCCAAGCGCTCGTCCTCAAATTTATCAGGATCATAAATCGCGGTTTGCAGTGCATCGATCAGATGCGGGCAGTTGCGCGAAACCTTAAAACGACCCTGTTTCATCAGCAGCACCACAAGCCTGATTCTATCTGTGATTTGCAGTTTCATTGCATTCTTGACCTGCGTTCCGAGGCGCATTTTTTGCGCGGTATGATCTAACCCACGAATTAGCACCGTTTCCGCGCTATCCGCTCTTGTCTGGCTGTACCCATACTTTGACGTTATCAGCTGGCAGAACGTAGCAAAACGCCGGTTTAATGCATTCGGGTCAATCTCTTCGTTTTTGATGTATTCTTCTTCCAACGCCACAACACGGAAATCTTTTGTGATCCCGGTGGCTTGAAATTTCGTTGCGGACTTTGTACCACCGAAGTCAACGCCAATTGAAATGATTGAAAAGCTGGCGCCGTTTTGCTTGGCCCACTCCAAAGGGTCTCCGATCAAATACTTTTCTGTATCGTTGGCAAAGTCCTTATAAACGATGCCCTCTGCCGCTACCCACAGGCCGCGCACATACCGGTCATAAAATATACCGGCATACATATTCTCGTACCGTTCGAGGGTGCGCTTGCTCAGGCCGGGGTTGTCCGTCATTTCAAAATGTAGATACAGTGCGTTGCGCTCACGGCTTCGCTTGATCCACTCCTGATAGAACCAGTGATGTGGACTGCCGGGGTTACAGGAGAACCACAACCGCGCACCGTCAACGGAACAACGTGCAAGCGCCTGTTCCACAAACGAGCGCGGCATCAGCACCACTTCGTCCAGCAGCACACCCGCCAGCGTCCGGCCTTGGATCAGCGTATAGCTGGCCTCATCCTTGCCGCCGAACACCTCAAAGTAATTCGTCACGGCTCCGCGCCGCACTTCCATCACCTTGTCGCCGCGCCGCCAGCGGATGATATAACGTTCCTTTGCAAGGCTCATCGCTGTGAACGGCACGATGATATTCTTGGTGCAGCTATCCACCGTGCGGCCACACACACCGAAGCGCTGACCGCTGAAATTCTCCATCGCCCAGCGGACAAACGCCCACATCATGATGGAGGTTTTGCCGGAACGAACGGCGCCGTCGCAGATCAGCGCGTCATACTTGGAATAGGGGAAAGCAAGGATTTTCTGCTGCCTCGGGCTAATCATCGCTCTCCAACCCTTCTGCCATTTCACGCAGGCTCACGCTCAAAGCATCCTCCTGTGCGTTATCAGTCGGCAAACCCAGCTCAACAATATCGCGCTGCCCAAGGTACTGTTTCCCCAGCCAAATAGCCATGCTTGCGTTCTTTGCCGCAAGCTGCCACTGACTCCGACGCAGTGAAATCTTCCCCGCTCCTCGCTTTTGCCTAAATACCTCGGAAAAACTTGCACGATATGTGCGTTTACACCAACCATCCAGCGTTTTGTCGGTCACACCAAACCAGCCGCAGATCTCTTCAAGCGTGCATTGCAGGCCGCAGAGGTTTTCGAACTGCTTCTGGTCTATTTCCTTTCTTGGCCTTGCCATACGCGCCCTCCTTTCTCCGCTGGCGTTTGCTAAACTTTTCCATATCCCGCTTCAAGTGCGGGCTGTTCGTCTTGGCGATAATCGCCTGCGCTTCTTCAATCGTCATGCAGAAGCACCGCCTTTTTGCCCGTCAAGTTCTCCCACCGCTTTACAATCACATCGCAATACTTCGGGTCAAACTCCATAACATAAGCATTTCTGCCATTCTGCTCACACGCAGCAACGGTTGTCCCGCTTCCGGCAAACAGGTCGAGAACAATGTCGCCGCCCTTGGTATTATTCTTGATTTGATAGTCAAATAGCGCAACAGGCTTCATAGTCGGATGCTCTTTATTCGCTGTCGGGCGATCAAATTCAAGCACCGTTGTCTGCTTCCTATCAGATGCCCAGAGATGACCAGCCCCCGCCTTCCACCCATATAGGCAAGGCTCATGCTTCCACTGGTAGTCTTGCCTGCCCATGACCATTGCATTTTTAACCCAAATCAAAACCTGCCGAACTTCCCATCCCGTCATCTGGCACGCCATTCTGAAAACATATGCTTTTGAATCGGCGTGCCAGATGTAAAATACCGCGCCGGGTTTCATCACAGAGTTAGCCGCTTCAAATGCCGCTTGCAAAAACGCAATAAACTCGTCATCGCTTTTCGCATCATTTTCAATCTTGAGTGCGTCCTTCGTTTTACCTGTATAATCAACACCATACGGCGGGTCTGTAAGCAAAAGGTCTGCTTGTGCCCCCCCCATGAGCTTTTGTACACATTCCACGGACGTGCTGTCCCCACACATAAGCCGGTGCCGTCCAAGCTGCCAAATATCGCCAAGTTTGGTAATCGGTTCAGATTCTTCGTCGACCTCCGGTGCTTCGTCCTCAGTGACTTCGTCCGTTGTGTCTTCCGGCAAGCCCCAATCAAAGTCAAAAGCCGACAGGTCGAGACCAGGCAATTCATCAGCCAACAGATCAAAGTCCCAATCGCTTTCGTTGCTCTTGTTATCCACAAGCCGCAGGGCGTTCACCTGCTCCGGTGTCAGATCGTCCACGCAGACGCAAGGCACTTCTTCCATGCCCAGCTTCTTTGCCGCCATAGCGCGGCAGTGGCCGATTACAATCACGCCGTCGCGATCAATCACAATCGGCTGCACAAAGCCGTACTGCTTGATGCTCTCCGCAACGTTGTTGATTTGCCGCTTATCATGCTTTTTTGCGTTTGCGGCATACGGTACAATATCCGCAAGCCGCCGCTTTGTGATTTCCATGCCATCCTCCTGTTTTGCTACCAGCCCCCGCCCCTTGGCCTGTACATAGCAGACTTTACCCGCCCCGAAGGGCAACAACGCCGCACTCAAGACAGCGGCACTCCTCTTTTGGCACAAGCGGCTGGAGTCGAACCAGCACATACGGGAGTCAAAGTCCCGTGCCTTACCTTTTGGCTACGCCCGCATAAAAACAGACACCCGCGAGATATCCCGTGAGTGTCTGCATGCCGGTAACGCCCATACGGGGCCGCTTGCGCGGAAGCATCAATTACCGGCTGTGCCTTAACCTATGGAGGAAAGAAAGAGGAGAAAAATGAAATTTCGGGTCGTGGGCTGACTGGTTCCACTCTCCGATGATACTATTTTAGCACGTTTTTATGTGCCTAATGGGCCAACTTTTAGGAAACCAGGCCCAAATAATCCGCTACGTGCCACAAAAATGCAGCTTTGCGGCGCTTCATGGTTCTCTCGCTGAATCCGCATCCGTCCATGATTCTAAGCGGGTATCTGTCCCGGTTCTCGCAATTCCGCATGATCACCCATACCAGCTTGCGCCGCACGTTCTCGTTGGCAATGTCCCTGCCTACGTTGTCCATTGCGTATTCCACGGCCCGCATTTTCTTCGTCTCCGGCCAGTTCTCTATGGTTGCCAGCCGTTCCGCCTTGCGTTCGGCTATCCTGCTGTTACCGGGGCTGTGTGGCATGCCGGACATGGCGTAGTCTGACGACTCCAGCACTTCTTCGCGGGCCGCATTGTACGCGCGGACCCGGCGGGGATAGCCCCTGACGTAGGCGATACACTCCATGCGGATATCGTAGGGGAGCGAGTATTTGTTGCTCATCGTACCTCCTATTCCAGCGCCGTCTCAACGCCGTACTCTTTGAGCATCTGCCGGATATCTGCCCAGGTAACGTACCCTTCCGCCACGCACTGAGCGGCGTGGTTTAGCTCCCCGGCAAGCTGCTGCACATCGTCCATCGGCGCGTCGTGCTTATCGATCAGGACATACAGCATCAGATCTATGCCCCGGTTCAAGCCCTCCACAATGCCGTTGCTGTAGGCTTTGTCTACGTCGGCCTGTGTGCGGGGTATTCTGCGGGGGTTAGTCTTGGGCATGGGCATCCTCCCTCCTCTTGCCACCACATGGTACAAGTAAAATGCCGTTATCGTCACGACCATGCTGGAAATTGAATTTCACCGCATCCGCATCAATCAGCCGCATCGTTGTCACCTCCGCAGTCCACGTTTTGACCAACACATTCCGCTACCTTATCCATGAAAAACTTCGCGTGTTCTTCGCTGGTAAAATAACCGCAAATTGTGATTGCGTTACCTTCTTCTACACATAAGGCAATGCGTCTTTTGTCGCTAAATCGGTATGCGCCGGCCTTAATTTTCCCGTTAGTCAACACTTTCGGCATCTCCGTCACCTCCGTCCATCTTTGCGCCGCATCGGCGGCGGGAGTATCACTTACTTCCCGCAACACCTTAGCAGCCAGCAAGTACGGGATTTCCTGTGGGCTCTCCGAAAATACATCCTTGGTGTAAACAGCACCATGATAGCGCCTTGTGTTCTCGATTGCTCTCGCGCCGGCGTTCATGGCAAGCATGAGTTCTTCCGTGCGCTCGATGTATTCAGCCATTGTTGTCCTCCTGTTCTTCATCCCCGTTGGATACAGCCACGCCCTCGTTTTCTGCAACACAGCAATCTGTGCATACGCACTCTCCGTTTGGCAAACCGTAGCACATTTCTCCCGTTTCGATGCGCTTTCCGCAGAACGCGCAGTAATCCCACAGCCGTCCCATCACATTGCCTCCACATAGCACCAGCTTTGGGGCGGGCGGCGAAGCGGCAAAGCCCCATTGTTGCAGATACCGTTGTTGTTGCTGTACATGGCGCAGGCCTCACAGCATAGGTCATTAGGACAAAGCCGCCGAAACGCCGTCAGCTCCCGCGGCTGGTCATAGATCAGCAGGTCGGAGATATGCCAGCCGTAACAACGCCCCTTATCGCCGATATAAGCTATAATTTCTGCCTGAGATAAGCACGTCGCAGGGGAAAAGGCGGCATTTGTTGGACACCATAGCCTGCCGCCATCGTATGTGATCGGGACAATCCGCTCACAGGCAAACTCCCCAATGACCTTGCCGTTAGCCTTGCGGATTTTCCCGTCTGCACCGTGCAGCTCAAGAATGTTGTGCGGGTCCTTCGCGTCAGGCATCGTACAGTAGATGTACGCCTTGAACGGCGTTTCCAGCTTTGGCCTGGTCTTTCTGACTTCGATGGTCTTTTCGCCGTTGGCGATCTTCTCCACCCACTTCGGGCGGATGCTCAGCATAACAGCCTTACTCATCCTTCATCGCCTCCAATGCTTTCTCCGCCTCCTCGCGGGTGAGGAATACCGTCTTTCCAAATGAGCAAGGATTGACCCCGTACTGTTCTCTTAATCCATCTACTGTAGAAAATACAATGGTCGTAACGCGGCTTCCAATGTTCGCAAATTCTATGACGCATTTGCGGGTGTGCCGCATCCCGTCAAGATTCGCCCACACTATATCGCCCACCTTGCACGGCAGCACCACCAGCCGACCGTCCTTGTTGGCCTCGGCCAGCTCGCGCAGGCGGGTATAGCTGCAAAGGCTTTCCAAATCAGCAAGGCGCATGAGCTTCAACGCGATCTCGTCTGCCTTGTCCTTCGGTAGAACTTCCTCCGGCGCACACTCTCTGTCCTCGTAGGCGGCGAGGCGATCCTTGAGGCGATTGCGGCAGTACAGCGCGGTGCAGTCAACCATCGGCTTACCATGCTTACCCGTCCAATCCGCTTTGCACTTCTCGCAGTCCATCATTGCCTGTCCATCGGTGTCGCGCTTCGTCAGTCGTTCCATTACTCCACCTCCTGCATCCAGAACTCGCGGCGGCAATCACTGCACTTTTTCAACGAATGGCATTCTGCTAAGCATGAAATGTGAAAGTCAAACCTTTTTGGGCAAAAAGTCAACACCCCATCATCCGCAGGGCGCGCATTCGGCCACTGCTCCAGAAACACACTCTGCCGCGTTTTGCGTGGATGTGCGGCAGCCCATTCCTCGACGATTTTGACGGCTCTTTCGGGGTTTTCAAACATCCACCGGCAGCATTCGTCCACAGGCTTTGCTTCATCCACGCGGCATCCTTCGCAATCCGGTGAAAACGAATTACACATCCTGTTTTGCTCCTCGATAAACTTTACAGCATCCATCACATTTCCCTCCATCTGCACCCGTCACAGGCGCCCTCGTGTGCGTGTTTGTACTTCCCGCAGTATTGGCATAGTTCGTTTTTCATGGCGTGCAATTCTTCTTTAAGCCGCAAAACCTTGTCTGTTTTCGACACAGCCATGTCAAGCAATTCCTTGATGTCTCCCGGTGTCAGCCCCGTGTCCTCATAGGCGCGCAGGTCTTCCCGGTTCCTCAAATAGTCCAGAATGAGCTGCTGCACCACGAACCGCTGCGTTATCGGCCACGCCGCGATCTGCTCTTGCAGCTTTTTCAATGCTTCGTCCGAAACCATCACTCCACCTCCTGCAGCTTACTAATCACTTTTCGGATCACATCGCCGCCGTAAGCATCTTTTGTCAACTCCAAGAACTCCGTCAGCGTCATCATTCCATGCTCGAGGTCAACACCGTGATCGCGGGCAAACTGCTTTCGCCCCATGTCACACGAACCGGTCAAACGGTGGTGCCAATCGTAAAAATACTGCGTCGGATACGTTTTTTCGCGGTCTGTTTCACGCAGGAACGCATCAATGCGCTCATCTTCCGGCATATCCTCGAAAAGCTTGTCTCGAAGAGCCTCCATTGCTCCGCGCAGCGTTTCGCCGTGCGCAAAAACATTTTCCTGCTTGACGATGTAGCACGGTGTGAGCGTCAAATCCTCGTTCACGATTGCCCCATGCGCGGTGTTGCCGCGCACAGAGCGAATCAGCGTGTTTACACCGTCAATTCGAAAAACCGGCTCTCCGTTGAAACTTTTAATGCCGGAGCCGTCGCCGTAGCCGTAGCCGTAGCCGTAGCCGTCGCCGGAGCCGTCGCCGGAGCCGTCGCCGGAGCCGTCGCCGGAGCCGGAGCCGTAGCCGGAGC